CTAAATCTTTAGAAAGGAGGTTTGTCAATATGCTTGACAATCTCAACAACAAGATTCTCAACTATCTTGAAAGAAAAAGTTGGACTGTCGCCACAGTATATTGGCGTATTATTGGTAAACATATTCCATATAATATGTGAACCAAATTTCAAAGAAAGGAGGTCGTTATGTCTAAAAGTAACGATGCTAAGTGGGAGGATTATTTTGCCATCCCCAATCCAGGACTGGTGACTTACTTTGACAGGGTTCGTAAAGGTAACACTGATGAATACCGAACAACCTTTTATAAAGGTAAGTCCGTTCAGTCTATCCTTAAAGAGTGGATGCCTTCGCTCAATGCTATTGCGAACAAATGGCCTACTTTATTAGTGTATGAAAATGACTTGGCTAAGAAAGTCGGACCATTGAGCATCCAATTACCGCTCAATAAGAGATTGGATGACATTGATTCTTACTATGAATCTATCCTCCTAGATTCAAAACCCATTTCTCAATCTGCAATAGCAGCAGTTAAAAGAGAATGGTCTAAGCTTGGTCGCTTAGAATTAAGGAGCCAAAAGCGCACTGTTGATGTAATGAAGAAATCAACAAATTCTGGGTCTCCATACTTTACTAAACGTAGAGTTGTAACTGATAAAACCATACCTTGTGATCTTGAAATTAAAGATCCTGAGATTATTCAACATCTTAATAACTCTCAATGGCTTTCAGCTGCAGTATTGGGATGGAGAGGTCAGGAAGGTGGCCCTACAGATGAAGATGTTAAGCAGCGTGTGGTGTGGATGTTTCCTTACGCTTTAAACATCTGTGAATTGCAATACTATCAAATTGGAATTGAACAGGCGCAGAAGTTCAATCTCGTTCCTGCTTGGGTTGGCATGGACGCTGTAGATGTAGGAGTAACAAAGTTATTTGATACTAAAGGCACAAAGGATTTGATAGTTTGCACTGATTTTAGTAAATTCGACCAACATTTTAACCCTAACTTAGCTGAATGTGCTAAATCTATAATTGAACATACCCTCAATTCTTCAGCGAATAGCCGTCGTTGGTTGAATGATGTATTTCCCGTAAAATATATGATTCCCCTTGCATATGATTATGGGAAGATACGTCGTGGTAGACACGGAATGGCATCTGGTTCCGGAGGTACTAACTACGATGAGACATTGACCCATCGTGCTTTGCAATATGAGGCTGCGTTGAGTCAAGGTGCTAAATTAAACCCCTATTCACAGTGTTTGGGTGATGATGGTATTCTTAGTTACCCTGGTATTACTGTGGATGATGTAATGCAATCATACGTTAAGCACGGTCTTGAAATGAATCAAGACAAACAGTATGCGAGCACACAAGACTGCACATATTTACGGAGGTGGCACCACCGTGATTATCGTATTGACGGCGTATGTGTAGGTGTTTATTCAACCTGTCGAGCGTTAGGTAGGCTGTGTGAACAGGAAAGATATTATGACCCTGAAGTATGGGGTCCTAAAATGGTTGCTCTACGGCAGTTATCAATTATTGAGAACTGTAAGTACCACCCACTCAGAGATCAATTTGCTGAGTATTGCATGAAAGGGGATAAATACAGACTGGGTATCGATATCCCAGGATTCCTGGACAATGTTGAGCGATTGGCTCAGGAATCTATCGAACTCATGCCGGATTTCTTAGGTTACACGAAGTCGTTAGGGACCTCCGATGACGGGTATGGTATTAACAATTGGTGGATTGTTAAATATCTAAGAGATCATCGCTAAGTATCGAGATGGTGCAGTAAACCATTGGTCCTTTTGG